TACCACGTTGGAAACACATTCAGATGACTAGCATCTTGGAAAAACATTTATGTATCGCCGAGTCGAACTGCGCAAAGGGCGAGTGGGGCATTCATGCGCGCGAATTCATCGCAAAAGATACTATTCTTGGGGTGTATTATGGGGATGTTTTTGTCATGTCAAAGAAAGATAGAGCAGACAACAATTTACATCTTAATCTAACTGTTGAATTTTTAAATTCTCGCCAACAAACACTGCATGTGAAACCAAACGAGCACAGTTTTTTCCAGTATGCGAATGAAAAATTTGCGTTAAACAACTGCGCTTTAGTTGATCCTTTATCTACGCTGCCGTTCAAATACAACCCCAAAATTAGACTTTTAAAAAAAAAAAAAGAGAAGCTTTGGCATACCCCTAGCTACAAAATTATTTCTCATCAAGAACTACAAGTTTATCACGCAAATGACTATCTGCAAGAAGTACTTTACGCACCTGACGTTAATCACAGAAGGAAACATGCATCTTTTAGGACGCATATTCATGAAAATTTGCGAAAATATCCGCTCATCGTATCAACAGAAGACATAGAGGCTTATTCTGAAATTTTTATCAACTATGGCGCAATCTACCCCCGCGAACATTATGAAAACAATATAAATTATATTATATGACTACAGTTTTTTTACCAAGTGTCGACCTTATTTGTGCGACAAGTTTGCTATACCCCCCAGACGCTTGCACAAAAGTATCAGCCGCAATCATTCTCACAAAATCATTATCAGCTTCGACGAAAGAACTCCCATTGTTCACCACTAAGGCTTGTGGGAATTGTAATTTTACGTCCCGAATGTATTTTTCCATTTCTGCTACACAAACATTTCTATGGTTTCCGGTGATGAAAACTAATTTAGAATTTAGCGCTTCGTGATTTGGAAGGAGGTTTTTTATCTTTTTAGCCATTTCAAGTGCTGGCGCGTTGATGTTTATTTTACGTACGCCGCCGGGTCTGTTTTTACACTGGGGGGTGAGGTCGCCGAGTCTTAAATGAACGACAATTTCCGGGGTATCTAGATAATATTTTTCTTTTAAAATTTTAACTAGTTCTGTTACGTCGGCATTGCTTTTGGCAACCAACGAATTTGGGAATTGTCGGTACGCATCTTCCAGCGCACTGTTGTTGAATTCCTTGTGGTAAAACGCATCTCCAATCCTGTAAGACCCCACAGAGGGGTCAACCATGGCGCTAAATGCAGAGGAAGTGAGCAACAAAACTAGAAATAAGATAGAAATCAATAGGAAAATACATAAAAAAATGCTCAAGATTAATATTGTAGTGTTCATCGCTAAAACCTTGTTTTAGATATACTTATATTTTTTTGTCTTTGGATAATTTGGTTACAATATATGTTATTGAGGAAATAACTGCGATGATAGATATTACAATCAAAATTCGCAACCCGGTCGAATTTAAATCTTCTTTTGCAACAAATTGAACACTAAGAAATAACGCGACAATTTCGTACATTAAAACACCAAAAATTACCAACATCTTTTTCTTAAACGTAAATTTTAGCTTGAGCAACGATAACATCGCCGTAAACAAGACTACGGGTCCGGCATACGCTAATTCAGACAAGGAAATCCCCTTCATTACGCGACCATCTCTAGTAAGGTCTATTCCATTTTTATTAGAGGTTCCAACGCTGAAAGCGTCTGATATTCCATTTGCAAGCCACGTAGCAATAGTTGCCGCAAAGACGGCACTGGCGTCGTCGGAAATTAACAAAGTACCTGCAAAAGCAGAGAAAACAGTAATTGAAGCTGACGTAACCCCCATCAAAACCCCGTCTACATTTTCAAGATCAGAGCGACAAGACATGTTTATTATTAAAAATTAAAAAAAAGACGAATAAATATTTTATTCGCGGTTCAATAATTTTTAATTTTTTTGTTGTCATTACCAAGACTCCCTGCTGATGGAAAAAATTTCTACTTCGCCTTCTAGCCTAACAAGAAAACAAGCACATCTACTAAACAAAAAATTACACGAACCGATTCTAACGCCAAATAAAAAGCGGTATTCTTTGTTTCCGATTCAAGATCAAGAGATTTGGGCAAAATACAAACAGGCTGAAAGTTGTTTTTGGACTGCTGAAGAAATTGAGTTGTCAAAGGATATTGGCGATTGGAATGAGTTAGACGAGAGTACGAAACATTGGTTGGAACTGGTTCTTGCGTTTTTCTCACAGGCCGATGAGATTGTAGGCGAGAATTTAGTGCAAAATTTTAGTCAAGAAATTCAACTTCCAGAAGCTAGGTCTTGGTTTGGAATGCAAATAGCAATTGAAAATATTCACGCAGAAACATATTCTCTGCTAATTGATACTTATGTGAAAGATGATAAAAAGAAACAAAAGTTATTTGATGCCATTGACAATTACGAATCTGTAAAACAGAAAGCTCACTGGTGTTTTAAATGGATGGAGCCTAAAAAGCAAAACTTTGCGACGCGATTAGTCGCGTTCGCTGCGGTAGAAATGCTCTTCTTCAGCTCAAGCTTTGCCGCAATATTTTACGTAAAAAAACAAGGAAAGCTTCCGGGCCTTACATTCAGCAACGAGTTGATATCGCGAGACGAAGCCATGCACTGCGAGTTTGCATGCCTACTATATTCGAAACTTGTAAATAAAATAAAAACGGAAACCATTCATAAAATAATAAAAGAAGCCGTGGACATTGAAGTCATGTTTGTAAAAGAAGCGATTCCCGAATCTACCCAACTCATAAATATATCAAGCACAAAAATGGAGCAATATGTAAAGTACGTAGCAGATTATTTGTGCACCATGCTACACGTCCAAAAAATTTATAACGTAGAAAATCCTCTTGATTTTATGAAACTACAAGCTTTTACCAGTTTTGGTAAAGTCAATTTCTTCGAGAAAAGAAATTCTAATTACTCTCTACCCGGCGTAAACAATTTAGATCAAGGAAAGTTAGACGGGATTTTCGACATGGAATCTGATTTTTAAAATTCATCCGTTAACAGCGTGCATGACGTCGGTAAACATGTCAGGCGGGTCCCGAGCGGTGGTCTTGATCATGGTGTACAAAAACGACGACATAATCAGCGAAAACATCATCGCTGATCCGGCGTAGATTGCAATCAAGATGTTTTCAGCCAAGCCAATAGTATGTATAAAAGATAAAACGCCGACACAAAAGGTCAAAACCCCGCCCGTTGCCATCAATTTCGTCGAACGACCTACGACTGTCATGAACCACAAACGATAATGACCCTCTCGGAGAAATACACCCCATAAAAACGAAGCAGTTGCGGCCGCCACGTTCAAAATGAAACTAATGATAAGCAGACAAAGTCCCCACTGGAACGCGATGGACAAAGCGTCGTCGTCTTCAGGTCTGGGTTTTTTTTGAACGTAGTCGTTGATGATGAAGCCCTCAAATCCAGCCATGAGGCCGCAGAAGCCGTGCACGGCGTCCATGCTTTCTTTGAGCGATCTAGCATTTTGCAAATCGTGTTTGTTCCACCTGCGCTCGTCAAACGCATTCTTTGTCGGGATTCCTTTCGTTAACGCAAAATACATGGTCAAATCTGGTTAAATCTGAATCTTAATAGCTGTTGAAATTTAATTAATTCAATACCATTTGAAAAAATTTTTAACAACTTTTATAAACTGAGGTGTTTTTTTTGTAGTTGAAAGCCATTTCAAAATGTCTTCATTAGACGATGTTGAATCAATAAACCACCAGCCAATCTGATCCAAAAAATAGACTTGCTGCTGAATTTGAGAGTGACAATGTTCGAGATTTCCGAGTACGTCAAAATCACGCATGAACGAGTTATCAACGCCAAATCCCACAACATCAAGCATTTTTTTTTCATGCCTGATGCAATCCATGGCTATGTCTTCTGACACACTCATATAACAATTCATCATATTTAAATATTTAAACCGATCGTGGTTGATGGCATGGCCAAGAGCGCGAACAAGCAGGCTTTGTTGGAAAATGTAGTTTTGCATAGCCGCAATCTTTGATTTAGCATGATATTCGTCGTCGTTATCGTCATGGTCGCAATCTGATAGTGGCGTGAATTCACACGTGTGAAGTGCCTGTATTCGCGTTCTAGCGCATTTGAGATTATCCATCTCTCGTTGGAAATTAGTTTGCAGATTGTACTTTTGATCTCGCAAACAATTTCGTAGTTGGTTTTCGTTGCGGGTCGCGTCTTTCAACATACGTTTGCGAATATCTTTTGGCTCATGGGACCAATGCCCAGTTTTTATTAACATATCGACAAGTTTTGTCACGATTAAATGCCACTTTGTGGATTTTAAATTTTCTATAGTTCTCCTCAATGGTTTTTGAATATCATTAAGTATCAAATTTCCTAAAAATAATTTTGTGCAAAGTTGTCGTCTTTTTTTTAATCTTAATTCAGTTATAGTTTTAGCGACTAAGGTAGACTTTCCATAAATTTCAACAAACGAAGAATAAGATGCCATGTGATTTTAAAAAAAATTTATAATCTGTTAATAGAATAATAGAATGGAGCAGGCTCAGGCAATACTTCTTGTTTTCGGAATTCTAATATTAATTTTTCTGATCGCAACGTTTTCGGTGTCTATCTTCAAAACAAAACGTAGTATTGTAAACGTATCCGTTGACCAATCTGCTGACGCCGACGGGGACCAAAACTCTGGGACACCAAATGTTAACGGAGATAACCCTAATACACTACCTCCAAAAGAAAAGTGGGATGGTGTAAAAGAGGCAATAGAAACTTGTCACGAAGGCGGCGGGAAATTTACAGTTTCATTTGTACCCCCCGGTGTTCGTGTTGACAGGTGCACCGTCACGTCTTGCAACATAGGATCCTGCAATGTAGGATCCGGAACTTCGTATTGCAGTAGCAATACTTCCCAGTCGTGTCAAAGAGATGCGGATTGCGGCACCGGAACCTGCACCGCGCCAAATACTAGTCCTAACAGCAACCACACTACACAGTGCAACGAGTGTTCCGATTTTATTAAAACGGAAAAGTTTGGGAACGCGCAGGGCGTCAAGGTGTGCAGCGATACTTTCCAAAAGTGTGACGACGATGCGGATTGTGGTCAGGATGCAACGTGTGAAGCAAACGGCTCGGATCTTATTAAAATGTGGGGAAACCAGCGTGGCAACAAATGGACTTGCAACGGAAATTTGGCGTACCGAACCCCTAATTGCGAGGACGGCGTCGCAACTGTGACCATCGACGGCGTGCCGCAGATCGTGGCAGATACGGCTACTAATTCTTGCTCGACTGGCATGGTCGACGAGCAGGTTTGGAAATCTGAAATCGCTAAAGCGTTGAAATGGTGGGAAAATTGTTTTTACGCCTCGACTGGCCAAGCTGTCACGTTTGAAATCTTAAATGTCGTTGATAACGGCGGCGTGCCTTTTTACTCTGACGAGATATTCGTGGACAATTATTTGCCGACTGTTAACGACAGCAGCACGCTGACAAACGCAGATAAAATTGCTCATGGAATTGGAGATATAAGAATTTGTGCCTATGATTTTTACAAAGACGGAAATTCTTCTAATGCAAACGGTGACCTTTGCGGCTCTATTTGTAGTACTTTGATGTATTGCTTTCCGCACCTTCCGTGCGGGTCGATTACAAAAGACGACAACGGAATCGCCACTTTTTACAACGGATGCAACTCGACTACGGGTCCGCAAGAAGATTTGTTTAATGGATATAGGGGAAATATTTGCATCAACAAGTCGTACTGCTGGCGCAAAGATGACGACGTCGTTCTGTATGACAACGGAAATTCCTCAACTAATTTGAATATACCCACGTACAAGCAGGAAATAAACGGCGAACTTTGTTATCACAATCACTACAGTCTCTGTCAAGTTATTGCGCACGAGCTTGGTCACAGCATCGGCTTTTCACACGACTGTCACGCCAAAGCCCCAAATGATTCGAATTGGAATTTAGCATTGCAAGATTTTCCTTGCACTGATCCGTCGGACACTTGCAATTGCATTGATTTTATGACTGGCTCCTTTACATCTAACTGTAATTTGTTCGATAATAATAATGAAATCGACAATTGTACCTGCACATACAACCGAGTAGTCGACGGAACCATATCGTTATCAACGAATGCATGCTCAATCATGGCGCCATATGCCAACCCTTACGACAGTCTAGAAGCAAATTTTTCGTTTTGCAGTCCGTGGATACAGCATTATCTGAAGCTCTTTTATTGCGGTAGCACCGCCCCGGGCGCCTGCGACTGCGATAATAATTCTAGTAATAAATTAGCCAGGTTTGCAAACAAGTTCAATCCGGAAACGATCATGAACAAGAAATTAATAAAAAATGAGACTGTTCTTGCCAAAAAAAGCAACGATGTGCAAATCTTTGCCATGCAAAAAGATGGAAAGTGCAAATTATTCAACGTCAAATACGAAAGATCTAATCGGTCATAATAAGAATATAAAAACATTAAAGTCTTACAATCATGAAGGTAATATTGGCTGAAAGACAGCACGTGTCAGACCACGCGGCAATAACAGTCTGCAAATTATTGCTAGGGTATTATGTCATTACCATGGCCGGCCTTTTGGTTCCAATAGCAGTTAAGTTTATAATTTGTCACTAGATGTTTTTTTTTATTTTCTAAATATCAAATAGAGCAATGTCTAGTCAGAATGCTAGTGGCGACTTTCCTCAAAATAAAGATTTTCACCGCAGAAATGTTGGCGCAAGGTTTCAAACAGCGATTGAAAGATCTGAAGGAAAACATTTGCAAACGCTTAAAGAAGATAGGTGGCGCCAAAAAATAGATTTTGAAATACCTTCGTTGTCCAGCAAGTTATTAGCTAACAAATATTTTCAAGCCGTTTTGATTTATGCGACATCGATCATTCTCTTATATTTGCTTTCACCGCCCATCGTCTGCAATGGGGGGGAACAAGATGCGTTGGATGCGTACAAATGCAACCTCTATAAAGTAATGATTGTTGCGACGATCGGCCCCGCGGCCTTTCTAGTGATTCCAATTTTCTTTGAATAAAATAAATCAATATATAAATGGACGAATTGATTTTGTATTATTTATTTAGTTTTTTACTACTAATATGCGTCCTAATAGCAATAGAATACGTTGGGGTGTATAGATTAAATTCCGGACCAGTAATGAAATCTAACGTTAAATTTATTCCTCAACTTAAAGAATAATTTAGTTTTTCAATCGCTTCCAAAGCTTTGATCGCTTCTTTGGTCTCAATCAAAAAAACGAATTCTTTTTTTGATACAAATTTTGCTTCGATCGTTTCTTTTTTGTCGATTTGTAGATCTTTGCTGTTAACTGCCGTTCCACTGAAAAGAATAACTTGCTTTAAAACAGTTCCCGTTGGCTTGTAAGATTGTCTGTGTCTTATTTCCTCGTAACTGGTGGTGTATTGGTGTTTCAAATTGAATCTAATGTTTGTTTCTTCTCTTACTTCTCTACGGGCGCAGTCGATTGCAGACGCGTCGTGGGGTTCGAAATAACCCTTTGGAAAGGTCCAATTTCCCCATTTGTTCTTGACGATCAGTATATTGCCATTGGCATCGTATATGCATGCTCCAGCACAGCTTTCGTGAATGTATTTTTTTTCAATCTCCATTGTTGTTAATTCAGGCCCTTTACCAAATTTGAATTGTGGTGTGCAAAATTTATTTTAGCGAAGATGGATATGGAAATTGACAGATTGGGACAACTGGATCTCGACAACAATCAAACCTCCATGACTGAAAAAATTATCAAAGCCGGAACTATTATTGTGTGCCGCGATTATTTTTCCATTTACGGATTCTGGCGCCAGCAGTTAGAAAGTTATGAACGTTTCATGGAAACCACGTTGCCATCTATCTTGAATAATAGCGAAGAACTCCAAATAGTGTGCGGCAAAAATCGCTTGATCATTAAATTTACAAACACGACGATCTTGCCGATGTACCACCGCGAACACGACGGAAACGTAAGAAACGTTGGCCCAGAAGAGTGCAGGCAGAGAAAGTTGACGTACCAAAATGGAATTTGCGTCGACGTCAAGCAAGAATGTTACGTGCAAAACGAAGATGATTCTTGGAAATTGGTGGCATCTTATAATTTTCTAGAAGTTCCTTTGTTTAAAGTGCCTTGCATGGTCAGAAGCAAATTTTGCAAATTAGGATCACATTCGATAAACAAGACCCACAGCACCGATTTCCTTGGCGGATATTTCATCGTCAATGGGATGGAAAAAACGGTGCAAGCTCAAATAAAGCTGCGGGCGAATTCCATACACGTGTTCAAGAATGGTCCTAACTGTTTTTATTCGGAAGTCAGGTCTAGCAATGATTCGCAGTGGAAAGCAACATCATCTCTTCGAGTCAACATATCTCCTCTTAACAAAGAAAAAAATAATGCAATACCTATGAATTTGGTAACTTCTACGGACGATTCGTACGTCTACGAGTTGAATTCTAAATTGCCCACGATAAACACTTCTCTGCCCTTCTTCTCAATAAATATTCCCGTTTCAACAATATGTCGTTTGTTTGGGTGCAATCTCACCGTGTCAGTAATGAAGAGAGCGGCGAGGGGCGTGATAGACAAATCTATACAAGACTCGGAGATAGATCTTGTGTTCAAGACGGTCATCAAGGATCCGTACGCCGATTTAGATCGCGAAGCTCTGATTTTAAAGTTGGGCGAAGAAGGAACTAAAGAAAAAACGCCCGAAAAGCGAAGAAATTACATCAAGAAAATGATGGCTTATGATATTTTACCGCATCTGGGATGTGGCGATACTGAGGAAATAAACCAGAAAAAAATTATATATATCTTGCTCATGGCCTGCAAAGCCATCAATGCATACTTGCTGTCAATAAAAAATAAAGATTACCGCTTCGAAGATGACAGAGATAATTGGCGTTTCAAAAAGGTCGATTGCACCGGCGCGTTGATCGGGGTTTTGGTACGTCAACTCATGCGCACCTTCTTAAGCGCTTTAAAATCGTCGCTCTTCAAAGCGCTCGACATCGGAACCCCAATAAAGACAATACGAATTATTGATGGTTTTATCAACAGCCGAAAATTGGAAACAAATATTAGGTACCATTTTGCCACGGGTGCTTGGACGGTCATGCGCGGCGTGTCACCCTCGGCGTGTACGGGTGTTTGCGCCCCCCTGACTCGAATAACTCCGGTAGCTGCCATCAGCGCGCTGAATAGAATTAATTGTCCAGTGAACAGAGACGGAAAGACGTCAACGCCGCGGCTGTTGCACACCAGCGATTGGGGAAATTCTTGCTGCGTTGAGACGCCAGAAGGCGGGG